AAAGGTTATAAACCAGAAGAGCCAAAAAATAATCATCCAGCATCAAGAGTATTTACAGCAGAAAGAGGTTTTGAATAATGCAAAAACTATTTGATGTTTCAGTTCTACAAATACTCAAAGATGGTATTAAAAAAGGCTACTGGACTTTAGAAGACTTAGACAAGCCACCCCCAGGATGGACAGAATGTGTAAACAACACCAAAGGTAACAAAGCATTTCCTCAAGGTTATCAAGGTGTCGAATATCAAAACCTTGCTAGGGTAAAGACACCCAAACCAAAACAGGAAAAAATAGAAATTATTGATCCTAAAGACCTTCCAGATTACGACTTCTAACAATGAAAACCTTCCAACTATTAAAACCACTTCCAATCTGTAGAGATGAAGGAGAACACAAGTATCTCAACAAAGAAACCAATCAATGGTTAGCTTATTCAACTACAGAAGTTTGTAATGAACTAACAGAAGAAGCTAAAGAAAATATCGAAAGGTATAGATATATCTGGCAACCAAGAGGAGAAAAAGTACATGAATGTTTAGCAGAAAGTATGCTAGGCAGTACCGACATTAATATGGGTGACTATGAAGAAATTGTTGCTCCTCTTTTAGACCATTGGTTATTTGCAAACTTTGAACCACTAGCTATCGAACATATGATGTCAATACCTGATAAATCAGTTGGTGGTCAGCTTGATCTTCTTGGTTATGACATATGTCCAATTACATCAAAGAAAACATTAAGATTGATTGATTTAAAAACTAAAGGCAATACTAGAAGTGGATTTTATAAAAAAGAAAACGATAAGGCAGGTAGAATATGGGTTAAAGAGATAGATAAATATTGGCAGGAACCTTATTCAACAGATAAACAACTTGGTTGTTACCTAGAAATGTTGAAACTAAACTATGGAATAGTTCCAGATGTATGTAATACATTATGGGCATATCCAGGATTTTCAATCCTTGGTCATAGTCAACCTGTTGAGAGGTGTCAAGCTGCATGGCAGAAAGCATGGGAAAAGTTTGAATCAGAACAGGAGTTGTTTTAATTGAGATATATACTTGATGTCTCTGGTAGAGACTTAGAGCTAATTAAAGCTTCTATTGTTAATTTTGAAAGGTCATTGGAGATGTCATCGCAGGGAGATTTTACTCACTTAATTGATGAACTTAATGACACTTATCTAAGTCTTAAAAGACAAAAAACAAAACAATTAAATGCAAAACTAAGAAGAAAATGGAAGATAATAACATGAAATGTTTTTATCAAGAACTTGATCGAAGAAAAAAGTATTTGATCACAAAGTTACAAAATGAAATTGCGACACTTGAATGGCAATGGTTTCAAAATGAAATTAGTGACAAAGAATATGTTGTAGCATTTGATGATATTCAAAGACGTATTAAGGAACTACAGGAATGAGTAACCCAAATAAAAGAAAAGGAGATAAAGCAGAGAGAGAAGCAGCAGAACTTTTAACAGAAGTTACTGGTTTTGAATGCAAACGAAACTTAGCAGCAGGAATACCAGATGATGTTGGCGATATATATGGCATACCAAATTGTGTAATACAGGTTGCGGACTATAAAGATAAATCCAGAGCTTGTTTGGTAAAACCCAGGGAAGTAGAAACACAGAGAAAAAATGCAGGTGTAGACTTTGTTGCAAGCATGGTTAGGTTCAGAGGAGGACAATGGAGAATAGTCTTGACTCCAGAACAATTCAACACATTGTTACAAGCTGCCTTGCAGTAAACATGATATATGTGTAATATAATTATCAAGTAAACAATTACTCATGGCCACTAAACAGCCTTCGACATTAGTTGAAGCACTAAACGCTTTCCAGCAAAAGCATCATGCTGCTGGTTTAGATGGAAGTAATCCATTTTATAAAAGTAAATACACCACATTGGCTCAAGCTCTACTTGCTGTTCAACCAGCCACAGAGTTTGGTCTTTGTCATACACAATTGAATGATTATGTAATTACTCCAGAAGGAGAAGTTATCACAATAGTCATTACAAAATTAATGCACGTTTCTGGTGATGAACCTTTAGTCAGCAGATTTCCTGTACCAAAAATTCCTAGTAATGTAAAAAATGCACATCAGGAAGCTGGTTCTGCACAAACCTACGCTCGTAGATATGGATTACTTTCTGTCTACGGACTAGCTAACGATGATGATGATGGTAACTCTTTAACAAAGACACCACCACCAAAAGTTGGTGTAGCTGAAACTCGTACCAAACCTAATGAGAAGCTAAAACCTACATCTGTTTTAGATAAACTTCCTGATCCTATTACTAAGGAAGCAAAGGAGGTTATCCTTGAAAAGTTACAGGCACTTCATCAAAGTAATCCACTCAAGATGAAAGACGTAGTCGAATCTTTCAGAAAAAAGTTCAGTATCAAAGATACAAAGATTACTCGACATATTACTACTGCTGAACATGGTGAGTTTTTAGCTCTTGAAATCTCTAAAATAGATGAGAGCTTATGACACCAGATGAAACTGCTAACACTGCGAGAGAACAAGTATTGAATGAACTTCTTCTCCGCAAACAGCAACGTAAAAAAGATTGGAACAAAAACATCTTTAGTGTCAGAACAAATGACACCCTTGCTTCTAAAATAAAAGATCATTGTAAAGACAACAAAGTTTCTTTTAATTCATTTTTTAACACCTTACTAACTCAATTTTTTAATTAATTATGGAATTTAATCCAGCACTACCTCTTCCTATCAAATGGAACATTGGCGATGATCGTTTTAATGAAGGGCAACAAGTTTTGAGTCTCACAATTCCTGTTGACTCTGTAACTCATTTGATAGATCATTTACAGAATCTAGTAAACACAAAAGCAAAAGAAGGAGAAGTATATGACTTTGCCAAAAAAGAAAAGGTTAAAACTCAATGTGTACAAATCTTCTCTAAAGCGATGGATGGCCCATACGGAGTATTTGGCAACATTAATCCACAGAAAATTAACACAGGAGTAAATGAAGAGTTACCTTTTTAAACCTAAAGATGAATATTTAGTTAAAGATCCTAACCTAAATATTCACTTTAAAATAATAAATGGTGTACGCTACTGGCTTACACCTCCTCCTTCAGACTATAAAAAATGACACCAGTTAGAAAATCTATAGCTAAGTTACGCAAACTCAAAGAAATAAGACGTAAAAATTTAGAAAAAAATTTCCTGGAAATACAAATGAAAGGTCAGGATCATTATGTATTTATCAAGGAAAATGGGAAAGCTCAAGTAGTTTATGATGAAGGTCGTTGGGTTACAGAACATATAAGAACTGCAATTCTTAAATTTAACTATGAAATTGACAAGATAGATAAATTATTGATTAAAGATTTTACTGATGAAGAACTTAAGGAATACGAAAAAACTTTTTTATCGGATTAGTAGGTTTTCTTTTTTCTTTTCTCATTTCTGCTACAACACGATTAGCTTCTAATTCTATAAGTCTATTTAACAAAGAAGCCATAAAAATATCTTGGTCAAACTTTTTTCTAACCATATGTGTGCAATATCTTTTTACGTTATCTAAATCATTACTTTTCATAATCTCTCTACATTGCATCTCTATTTCAAGTTCTAACTCAGGTGGTGCTGGCTCTATATCTATGTTGAGAAATTTAGTAACTTTCATTTTATTGGAAAAAGTTGTTTTTCTAACATTGCAACTGCCTTATCATCAAGCGTATTTGTAGTTTGTTTTGCTATTGTTTTTAATAAATCCACTATCAATCTTTTTACAGCAGTTGTAGTCAAAAAAGTAAGTAAGATTGGTTTTAAAATTTTATACATAAAAAGATATATGTTCTATCTCAAACATACCAAATATTAACGAGTTTGACCTTCTATCCTACTTACTGCTTTTTCTAGTTGGTTTAATCTATTAAATAATTCTCTAATATCTCTTTCTCTTCGATTGCTTACGTTGGATAACACCATAAGAAAAGCGGTAGCTGCTGCTCCGATTAACGCTCCATAAACCTCTGGCATTGCTTTAAGTTATAATTATGCTTAGTATGACTAAAAAAGCTAGTTATGGCAGAGGAAAAGAAGAGCACTTTTCAAAAAATTAAAGAAAAGTTTGATGATAAAGAAGAACAATTTGAGTACATCTCAGTTGCAGTCAGGCTTTTGGTAGTTTTTTGGAGTGGACTTCTTGTAACCAGTAATTATTTGCCTAAGATTCCAGGTCTTACAACAGGAGAAAAGCAGGATATAACTTTTCCTGCCAGCTTACTGGCTACTGCCCTCAGTTCCTTTGGTTTAGAGCAAGCTAAAAAAGGTAATAAGAAAGACGACAAGGTTGCCACAGAAAATGGTATGGTTCAGACTATAAGGGTAATAACACCTATCAAAATAGAAGGTGCTGAAGTAATCAACCCTAAACCTAAAAAATGAAAAAGCTACTTCCATTATTATTATTGGCAACAACACCTGTTTATGCTGACATAAAGCAAGAGTTTGTTACCTCTGCACAAATTACGGTAGATATGCCTTATGTTGTTACCAATAAGGTAGGAACTACATATAGTCTTAGCGGAAATAATATTACCCCATCTGTAACTGTAGGAGATACAACTACATCAGGAAAGATTGGTGGGATTAATGTTGGTTCGTTGACTGCGGGCGTTCCAGCAATGATACAAACTGATACCTCAGTTACAAGTGCAGGTTCAGCCTTCAGCAAAACAGAATCGGTAATTATGGGTGACGCTACACCATCTACCGTAACTCCTAGTTCGGGCATTGCAGCATTACCAGTATTAGGTGGACAAACTACTATTGGATCAGGCGGTACTGCTGGATCTCTTGCTTTAACGTCATTGAGTTCTGGAGTCCATACCTGTACCGCAGGTG